CGGGTGACGAGGTATACTGACAACACCGGCGCTGGCTATCTCCATGGCTCCAGCTCCGGCCCTATACAATGGCAAGGCCCCCTACGCTGTCACCGGAGGGGGCTTTGTTTTGCCGGTCGTCTACTCTGCACATTACTCTGCACATTACACTGCACATTTGCACATTCACGTCATAACTCTGCATATTCACAACATAACTACGCACAATCACATCTAAATCACATCTTGTCACATCTAAAATCACATCTGGCGCGAACCCTGGCCATCCGGTCCTATGCCTTTTGGTAGTTGACAAAAGTAAGTAAGCGGCGGTAGACTGGCCCCATGGCTGCCGCTGACGATCAGGCTGCATCGTTGGTCCTGCCCGGAGACGATCCTCCGCCTCCTGGCGTTTCATACATCGACCTTGCCGACCTGGTCGTCCAGGGTAAAGGCAAGAACCCCCGGAAACACACGCCCCGCAATATCGACATGATCGCCGCCTCTATACAGGAGGTCGGTACCGGCCGGTCTATCGTCATAGACGAGAATAATGAGGTCCTGGCCGGTAACGGCACCGTGCAGGCTGCCCTCCAGCTCGGCCATACCCGTCTCCAGGTTATAGACGTGCCGGGCGACATCCTGACCGCCCTCCGCAGGTCCGGTATGTCGGGCGATGGCAAAACCCGCCTCTCGCTGGGCGACAATCGGACCGGCGAGCTATCGCTCTGGGACAATGAGGTGCTGGCCACCCTGAAACAGCAGGGGCTACTCGACGGTCTATTCTACTCCGGCGAGCTGGACGACGTGCTCAAAACCAACACGAGCCTGGACCCTCGCCAGCTCTGGAACGGTATGCCGGAGTTCGACCAGGACGATATTCGGTCCTGGAAAAAGCTCGCCGTTCACTTCGAGACCAGGGAGGACTACCTGGCATTTTGCCGTCTCATCGGCCAGCAGCTCACGGACGACACCCGCTCGTGCTGGTACCCTGCCCACAAGAGGACCCATCGGCAGGAGTTCACCAGCGACGACACGGACGACCTCCAGGAGTATGCCGATGCTCCCTAAATACCCCATCTATATACCGACCAAAGGCCGGTGGGAGCTGCGCCACACGATCAAGGCGTTCGAGCGGATCGGCGTGCCCTTCTCCCCGGTCGTGCAGCCACAAGAGTACGACCGGTATGCCGAGGTCGTCCAGCACCCGGAGCGCATTATCGTGTTACCGGCCGGACTGGACGGACTGGTGCCTACCCGCAACTGGATTTGGGACTATGCCCAGGCCAGCGGCACGCCCTACTTCTTGACCTTTGACGACAACATCCGCTACTTCTTTCGACTGACCCGCAACCAGCGCCATTACGTTACGGGACCTACGTTCCTGCGCGTGCTGGAGCAGTTCGTGGAGCGCTACGACAACCTGGCCATCGCCGGTATGCAGTACGGCATGTTCGCCCCGGACCGCGAGAGACGGCCCCCGTTCTCGCTCAACACCCGCGTCTATAGCAACATGCTCATCCGGACGGACATACCCTATCGGAACCGGGGCGTTTACAACGACGACACGGACCTCTGTCTCCAGGTCCTACGGGACGGCTGGTGTACCGTCTTGTTCTACGCCTTCCTCGCTCAGAAGATCGAGACGATGCAGGTCAAAGGCGGCAATACGCCCCTATACCAGGGAGACGGCCGCCTCCGTATGGCCCAGGAGCTACAGGAGCGGCACCCCGACCTCGTGACAATCTCCTGGCGCTGGGGCAGGTGGCAGCACCACGTAGACTACCGGCCATTTCGGTCCAACCAGCTCGTGCTCCGGCCGGGCGTCCAGCTCACGGAGGGAACCAACGACTTCGGCATGGTCATACACTCGCCGGGGAACGCTCCAGCGGGTCCAGGAGCGTCGCTAGTTGGCTCGCAGGTCTAACAAGTATACCCCGGAGGTCGTCCAGCGCATAACGACGGCCATCCAGCTCGGCACGACCTACGAGTTGGCCTGCAAATACGGCGGGATCGCCAAGTCCACGTTCTACGAGTGGCTCGCCACTAAACCGGACTTTTCGGACGCCATAAAAGAAGCGGAGGGCAAGGCCGCCGTTGGGTGGCTGGCCAAGATCGAGCAGGCGGCTAATGACGGAGCATGGCAAGCGGCCGCATGGAAGTTGGAGAGACGGTACCCGCACGACTACGGCAGGACCGTCCAGGAGCAGACGCAGGATGTCAAGGTGACGGTGGTATACGAAGATGGTCCTACCCTGGAACCAGAACGGTTGGGCGGACAGTCCGGCCAGGACTGACCACGTCGTCGCGCGCGATCCGGAGGATGACGACAGCCGCACGACCGGCAAGCGGCTTGTCCTGCCACGCCTTCACACGAGCCAGCAGGCCATCAAGACCGGCCGGACCCGCTTCTCCGTGGTCTGCTGTGGCCGCCGATGGGGAAAAGACGTTCTATTCCGCGACCTCTTACTCGAACCTGCCCTACGGGGCAAACCGGTCGCCTGGTTCGAGCCTTCCTACCCGATGATGGTGGAGGTCTGGCCCGACCTCGTGAACCTGCTCCGGCCGGTTACTCGGCACAGAGACGCCAGCGAATACCGGATCGAGCTGATCACCGGGGGCGTCGTCAAGCTCTGGTCGATGGAGGCCATTGACAGCGCCAGGGGCAAGCGCTACGCCAGGGCCATCGTCAACGAGGCCGGACGAGCACGCAACCTGGAGGATGCGTGGAACGCTGTTATACGGCCCACGCTGGCCGACTACCGGGGAGAAGCCATTATCGGGGGCACGCCCAAAGGCCGTACATATTTCTGGACCCTGTTCTTACGAGGTCTCCGGCCGGACGTGACCGATTGGCTGTCCTGGCAGAAGCCGACGAGCGATAACCCCTACATCGCCCCGGAGGAGATCGAAGCCGCCCGACTGGACCTGCCGGAACGCATATTCCAGCAGGAGTACCTGGCCGCCTTCCTGGAGGACGGGGCCGGAGTGTTCCGCAGGGTGAACGAGACGGTCCAGTCCGGTCTCTGGCCCTTAGAGCCATACGAAAGCACCTTCGTCGGGGGCCTCGATTGGGGCCGTGAGAACGACTTCACGAGCCTTACGGTCATCGATGCCGCCCTCCAGCCCGCCCCGGTCGTCTATCAAGAGCGTTTCAACCGGATCGACTGGAGCTACCAGCGTGCCAGGGTCAAGGCCGTACACGACCGTTGGCAGGTCTCTCAGTGGGTGGCCGAGCAGAACAGCATCGGCAGCCCCAACATCGAGGCCCTCGTGGACGAGGATGTCCCGATCCTGCCGTTCACCACGACGTTGGCGACCAAGGCCCGGATCATCGAAGGGCTGACGCTGGCCATCGAGAATAAGGCCATCCTCCTCGCTCCGGACCAGGTCGTCATAGACGAGCTGGACGCCTACGAGATGGAACGTCTGCCGGGCGGAGCCATTCGGTACGGCGCTCCTCCGGGCGGCCATGACGACACGGTCATAAGCACCGCCCTGGCGTGGTACGGGGCGAGCCGTTGGGCCGGAGGTCCAGGAGTGGGCACGCTATGACCATTATCGACCGTGCCCTATCCGTCGTAGGTCTCCAGCGTAAAGCGGACGACCTGCCCATCCTGACCTACCAGCAGCAAGCCCTATGGTGGCCGACCTGGGCATGGGGTGCGAGCACGCTAACGCCTGCGACCTGGCAGACGCTAACGCCGCTCACCCTGGCCGAGTACTACATGACCAACCCGGTCGTACACGCCTGCGTGCGCGTCTACGCCGAGAGCTTCTCCCAGGCTCGTCTAAAGACGTACAACTCGAAGGACGGCGAGGAGATACCCAACCACCCGCTTACCCGCCTATTTCAGAGGCCCAACGAGCTGATGGGTCAAAGCGAGTTCTGGCGCTACGTCGCCGCCTACATCCTGTACGGAGGTAACGGCTACGCTCACCTGCTACCGTCCGTGGCCGGAGGTAAGAGGGGCGTGGCCGAGATGTGGCCCTATAACGTCAACCAGATGGTGCCGATACCGTCGATGCAGAAGTGGGTGGACCACTACGCATATAACCTCGGCAATGGCGACTGGAAGGACGTGCCGTCCCAGGAGGTCGTCCACGTCAAGTGGGCGGTCGATCCCAACCGGCCCTGGCTGGGCTTCGCTCCGGTCACTCCGGCCGCCCATGACGTAGACACGCATACCGAGTTTACCCGTCTGCGCAAGGTCATCCTCCAGAACGACGCGATGCCCCTAACGGCCGTCAAGATACCCCCGGACCAGCCGCCCCTGACGCCGAAGCAGCGCCAGGAGGTCCGGGACGATTTCCGGCGGCTGCACGGAGGACCTAACTTCGGCAAGATGGCGCTCCTGGAGCGTGGGGCGGACATCGTCCGGATGGCCCTCAACTTTGACGAACTCCAGGCGAGCGAGCTGATGGCCAGCCTGGAAGCCAATATCTGCGCGTCCTTCGGCATACACCCCATTATCGCCAGGGTGAAGATCGGACTGGACAAATCTACCTACTCGAACTATGAGGAGGCCGTCCGCGACTTCACCAAAACCAACCTCGTGCCCCTCTGGGAGAGCGTGGCGAGCGAGTTCACCAACAGCCTCCAGTACTACTACGGAGACGGCTGGGAGCTGGGCTTTGACTATAGCGAGATCGCGGCCCTCCAGGAGGACCAGAACGCGCTGGAGACGAGGGCGGCCGACAGTCTGAACAAAGGTCTCCGCACCCTGAACGAGACCCGGCGGCTGATAGGCGAGCCGGATGTCGAAGGGGGAGATGTCTGGTTCATACCGCACAGCATCACGCTTGCTTACGACCTCCAGGAGGAGGAGGAGGAGCAGCCGAGCGAGGCCAACGAACCGGCCGGAGCGGAGGAGCCGCCCGACCAGGGATCGCCCGCCGAGACGGAGGAGCCTGGGCAGTCTCCGGCCGCAGATGAGACCGGCGAGGATGTGCCCGCCATAGGCGAGATGATGGCCGGTATGGGTAAATCCATGGCCGTCCTGCTGGACGATGCGGTCGATACCCTACGGCCCAGGAGGAACGGCCATGCCTGAGATCGACGCGCTGGGCCGCCCTATGGCGCTGTCCACCGATTGGGAGTACCTGACCGTGGCCGACCTGTCGTTAGCGCTGGCCGACCGGCTGGGAGCGGACGGCTGGGAGCTGGTCGGCTGGTCGCAAGCCAGGGCGGGGTTTAGCGAGGGGGCTGCTTGGTTCAAGAGGCCCCGGAGGTCGAAGGGGGAGCCGATGCCCCTACAGGTAACGAGACCGAAGGTAGAAACGAAAGGAGCGCCCACCGATGGCACCACGTATGACGGCAGTTGAAGTCCTGGAGCGCAAGACGGTCCAGGCCAACCTGGTGGCGGGCGACCTCCAGTTCAAGGACAACCAGGGCGGGACCGGCAACATCT